ATTGATGCAAATACAAGAAGGAGAAGTAATGAACTTAATAGAAAAACTTAAGAAAAATTCAACGATTAGACAATCTGAGGTTTTATCAGATTCTAAATTTTTTAACGACCAGGATATAATACCGACAGATGTTCCTGCAGTTAATGTTGCGTTGAGTGGGAAATTAGACGGAGGACTGACAACAGGATTAACTGTATTTGCAGGACCAAGTAAAAATTTTAAAACAGCATTTGCTATGTTATTAGCTAAAGCGTTTCAAAACAAATATAAAGATGGTATTATCCTGTTTTACGATAGTGAGTTTGGAGCACCACAAGCATATTTTGATGCTTTTAAGATAGATACTTCTAAAGTGGTACATAGCCCAATATCAGATATAGAACAGCTAAAGTTTGATGTCATGGCACAACTACAAGGTATAGAAAGAGACGACCACGTGATGATCGTTGTTGATAGTGTGGGTAACCTGGCAAGTAAAAAAGAAGTAGAAGACGCCTTAGAGGGTAAGTCAGTAGCAGATATGACAAGAGCTAAACAAATGAAATCGCTGTTTAGAATGATTACGCCACATTTAACTATTAAAGATATACCCGCGATTGTTGTTAATCACACATATAAAGAAATAGGATTGTTTCCTAAAGACGTTGTAAGTGGTGGAACAGGTATATATTATTCAGCAGACAACATTTATATTATAGGCAGAAGGCAACAGAAAACAGGAACAGAAGTTACAGGGTATGAATTTGTAATAAATGTTGAGAAGTCTAGATTTGTTAGAGAGAAATCTAAGATCATTGTACAGGTTTCCTGGGAAGCAGGCATTAGTCCTTGGTCTGGTTTGTTAGAAATGGGATTAGAATCAGGACATGTTATTAAACCTAGTGTTGGTTGGTATCAAAGACAGAATCCAGAAACAGGAGAAATTCATCCTGACGTAAAGAGAAGACTTAAAGACTTAGATGGTAAGTTTTGGATACCTTTATTAAAAGATGAAGGTTTTAATGAATGGGTTAAGAACAGATATAGTTTAGGAATTGGAAACATACAAGCAGAATTTACAGACGAAGACATTGAGCAAGAATACAATAAAGTGTGATAGGTGTGAAAAAGCACTAAATCCAGACAAAGATAAATCATATTGTTTCCATAATGATGAAATGGAGGAGACATATATCTGTGCACCTTGTGTGGCAGAAGTATATAATGAGTATTCAAAGGAAATAGATGAAGGACAGAATTGAACAAGTAATACTTGAAAATCTAGTTAAGGATGAACAGTATGTAAGAAAGGTTATTCCTTTCCTTAAGGACTCATATTTTATGAACTTTGAGGATAGCAAAATCTTTACTATTATCCACGACTTTGTAGAAAAATATAACAATCCACCAACTAAGCAGGCAATAGTTTTAAGCTTAAATGAGGACACTTCTTTAAATGAGGAAAGCCATACAAAATGTTTAGAGATATTAAATAATTTAAATGGAGAGAAGGTTGATAGGCAATGGTTAGTAGACGAAACAGAAAAGTTTTGTAAAGATAAAGCATTATACTTGGGCGTCATGGATAGTATCCAGATACTTGATGGAAAGAACAAAGACCAAGGCAGGGACGCGTTACCACAGATATTATCAGATGCACTTGCAGTAGGATTTGATACAAATATAGGACATGATTTTATAGAAGACGCAGAAAAACGTTATGACTTTTATCATAGACTAGAAGAGAAAGTAGAGTTTGATTTGGATATGTTTAACAAAATAACAGAGGGTGGACTATCTAACAAAACTTTAAACATAGCATTAGCAGGCACGGGTGTAGGTAAGTCACTTTTTATGTGCCATATGGCGTCTAGTTGCATCGCTAAAGGTAAAAATGTGTTATATATTACCCTAGAAATGGCAGAAGAAAGAATTGCTGAACGTATAGACGCTAATTTAATGAACATGCCTATTATGGAGCTAAAAGACCTATCCAAGGCAATGTTTGATAATAGAATTAAAAAGATTAATGATAAGATTGAGGGTAGGCTTATTATAAAAGAATATCCTACAGCATCAGCACATACAGGACATTTCAAAGCATTAATAAATGAATTAAAATTAAAGAGAAATTTCTTTCCAGATATTATATTCATAGACTATTTAAATATATGTACAAGTGCTAGATTCCGTCCAGGCAGTCAGGCTAATACTTATGTTATTATCAAAAGCATTGCAGAAGAATTAAGAGGATTAGCAGTAGAACAAAATGTTCCTATACTTAGTGCAACACAGACAACAAGAGCAGGTTATGCTAGTAGTGATGTATCTATGACAGATACCGCAGAAAGTTTTGGGTTGCCAGCAACAGCAGACTTAATGTTTGCCATTATAAGTACAGAAGAATTAGAACAGATGAATCAGTTTATGATTAAACAGTTAAAAAATAGATATGCTGATCCTACAAGAAACAAAAGATTTATGATAGGTGTGGATAGAGCAAGAATGAAATTATATGATTTAGACCCATCTGCACAACAAGCTTTAACTGATGCAAACATAGATGTTCCGGTATTTGAAAAGGTGACAACGGAGAAGAAATATGACGACTTTAAATTTTAATAATATTGAGTGGGAGCCACTTGATAGTATAGTAGCAAAAAGATATGCTTCATTTTTAGAGAAAAATAAACATGAAGCTAAAGAGTTCTTTTATATGGGTGAAACTCAAGAAGAAATTAAGGCAGAAATAGACAAAATAGTTTTTATGTTGGGACACGAACCAACAGATGATCTTAATAAATTACATGAATACTTTGCAGACAATGAAGATGATGATGAAATGTCGAGATTAAATCACTTGATTCATTATTATGAGTTAGTAGATGCAGGGTATCCACCAAGGTGGGGTTATGAATCAAGCAATAGTTATATGGATTTGTTTCCAAAAGACTATGAAGAGTTTACTGTAGAGAGAAAGCCTGGATATTTGTATATAAATTATCCACATGTAGGAAAACATTTCGCGGAAATAGTATTCTCAGGCGATATAAATGTTAAGCAAGAGCAATTCCAACCACAATCAATAGCTAGAACAGGCTTTAATGTGTGGTTAGGCCCTGAAGTAGACGGTTCAACGTTTAAGAATAAAGCTAAGAAGGTTCATAAAGTGCTAAAAGAAAGATTAGATCTACCAGAATGGAACGATCCATCACTCAGATTAGGGTACATACCTTTTGCTAAGCTCAAAACTGATATAAATAGTAGTGATCTAATCCAGCACTTATTGAAGGCTAAGATTAGACATAACAATTATACGGAGTTATTTACAAATGGCGGATAGCACTCAAAGAACAGATGATCACGTTAGCATTAGCTTAGCTGATTATAACGCATTATCAGCCAAGGCAGGCGATAAAGACGATCCTAACTTACGACCTTGGTGGGCACAGCCTGACAAGAGAGGTTGGATGTGGGTTGCGCCAGAATATTTTAGTAGATGGAGAATTTTTCCTCGGGCGTTTATCACAATGTACATCTACTTATTATGGTATGCAGTTATGTGGTTTATGGAATTGCCAGACCCAAGCGTAGCACAATCAGGCCTGATATCAGTACTGGTTGGAGCAGGAGCAGCGTGGTTTGGTTTATATGTTAATAGTACCTCAACAGAACATCACACTAAAAAATAATGCCAAATATAGAATTAAGCCAATTCTACGTGGAGTTTATAGGATTCACGATTACTTTTATTGTGGCTTTGGCTATGAGAGATTGGGCTACGTCTTTTATTAAAGGAATTAAATTTAAATATAGCCCAGCCTTTGCAGAAGGCGACAAAGTAATTTTAGATGGTTGTCCTGCACTTATAGTTAAGATAGGATATCAACAAACAGTATTTGGTGTTTATGGAAAGGACGGTTACACTTGGAGATATGTACAGAACGAAAGAATAGCCTTTGCTAAATTAGAAAAGATTGTTGATCCTGACTTACACGTTGATACCAAACAAGAGAAAGCTCAAAAGATAATAGACGCTTTACAAGATGAAGAGATTAAAAAGAACGGTAGAGAGATAAATAAGATGAAAGTGAGTGAAAGATAATGCCACCCAAATTTAAACCCTCAGGCAGGAGATGGATTAAAGATCCAACTACAGGTAGATCAACCAATCAGTCTGTACCTGAGCATTATTATTTAAAATGTCAATCAAAAAAGACATTATTTGAGGCTATAAATAATCATAATACAAAGCCCAAAAAACGACAACAGTATATGAATGAATTAGTAAGACGTGGAGTGAAAATACAATGGACAAAACAAACCCAAGACTAGGAGCCCTCAGAATATTTGACGGTGTCTTCTCAGAAGAGAACTGTGATGATCTTATAAATGTATTTAAATTAAATTTAGATGCTCAAAAATCAGTAGAAGATCCAACCGGGCTTACAGCAACAGGATACGAATACACAAGATACCATTTTGAAGAGGAGTTTCATAATGGAATTATCTCACAACTCGCCAAACTCTATGGCAAATATTTAGAAGAATTAAACATACCAAATTTAATAGCTCACCAAGGAATGGAAGAGATTCTTATAACCAGGTTTCGAGCTAATTCAGATGACAGTTACGCAGGCCATATAGATGTAATGAACAATACTGATTCTATTAGAGCAGTAGGATTTAGAGTATATCTATCAGATAATGATGGCAACACAGAATTTCCAAGACAAGCTGTTGGAGTTGAACCCAGAAAAGGGAGAGCTGTGGTGTTTCCACCCTCATGGGAATACCCTTATCAGTGCACAAATCCAACAGATTCAGACAAATATGTATTAACTACCTATTTACACTATGCAGAAAAACAACCAGATCAAGAGGTTACAACACCAGAAATATCGGAAGATATACCAGAAAAAGGTTGATTTGTGGTTCCAAAGAGTCTATAATAGTAGTTACAAATAAGGAAAAGGTTAGATATATGAGAGAGTGGGACGAATTAACAGAGTTGGAACAAATCCAAGTTTACTATAGCGATCTACATAAGAGCGCACATGGTATGAGGTTTTGCCCTGACTGGGAAACTGTTGAAGACGCCAGGGAATCATATAAAAGACTGTCCGAAGAAGCAGATCTCATTTTTGAACAAGAAAGGGTAATGGAAGCCGAGGCGTTTATAGCGTGGAAAGCACACCTACGTGGCCTTGTTCAAATGGGAGCAAGCGATATACCAACAGCACTTAGATGGGACATGGATGCAGAGAATGCAGACAGAGACCCAGAATTTTACTGTTATTTAAAACGTATAGATTATAATAAAGAACCACTCATAGAGAGGCTCCTTAGAATAGCAGCTTAATTTGCACTTTGGTCCTATTAGTAGTTGACTTATACTTAGTATGGGTCTATAATATATGTAGTTAAATGGAGAAATTTTGTTATGACTGAACAATTATTTACATTCGCAGGCTATAGCGTTACACCGGCTGGTCAAACTAAGGCTAGATTTGGTAACGATATGGTATCTCGAATTAAAAAACTTACGGCTAACGACAACACCGATACTTGGTTTGTTGAATTGCCGGAAGCCATGACCAAACAAGACGCATCTAAACACTTGCTGACAATGGAAGATTTATCTTCTAATTTCGAAGTGCGTGATGCCTTGCAAAAGGTCGTGTATCGTAATGTTCCTAAGTCTACAAGAACTGTCAATGTAGCAGCACACGCTGTTGCAACTGACACGATTGTGAATGAAGGAACGCTTTAGTAACCAATAATATGGAGGCCTATAAACATGGGAACTCGTAAAGTGGTAAGCCAACCTCAAAAAATTATCAATTTTTTGAACAGTGGCAAAAGCTTGTCAATCGCACAAGCTAAATCACGTCTAGGTGTTACGCAACTTCCAGCCAGAGTGTCAGAACTCAGAGCTGCAGGGTATGCAATTTACACTAACGTGAACAAGGCAGGTAATACAACTTACCGTCTTGGTACCCCTAGTCGAGCTATGGTAGCCGCAGCACATGCAGCTAACGTTAGCTTTAACTAAGGAATGCCTAAGTGTAGGGGGTGTAAAGCCCCCGCACTTTTACCTGAATTGGATTCGGATTTGCCACCTGAATTGGCAACAGAAAAGGTGAGCTTGGACGGTGTCCACGGCGTCAGAGCCAAACCACCAAACTATAAAAATGATGAAAATAACATGATAAATATAAAGTGTCCTAGGTATATAAAAAGCGATGTAGTCGTGACTCTTTACAAAAATAAAAGGCCTATGAATTTAAACGCTAGAGTAGCTCAGTTGGTAGAGCAGTTGCTTTGTAAGCATCAGGTCGTAGGTTCAACTCCTATCTCTAGCTCCAGACGGGATAACATATGAAACAACAATTGATAGATGGCTTAATAGCAAAGTACAACGGTGATATTGGAGCAGCCAGAGCAAACGTACAGGTTTATTTAACAAATCCTGCAGGTATAGGCGATCACCCAGACATTATAGCAGCGATCGACGTAGAGCTCATCAAGATAGCAGAGGCAGAAGACAAATTACTAGCACTAGACAAACATTTTACAAAGGATTGGTAAATGCTAGTTGCTTCTTTTGGAGACGAATTTTTAAGTGCAAGTGTTGAATATAGCGAAAGAGCTAATAAAGAACATATGCACAAAGTAACATATATTAGAGACGGAGAAGAGGTTTTTACCAACTTTGTCTTTAATGAAGATAGGAAAGCTGGGGAGAGGGACTCTCTAGAAATGGCAAAAGAATTCGTTAAACAAAGGAAGAAAGATGGCAAACAATGTTTATAGCACTATAAAATTTGTATCAGGAAATAAAGAAGCAGAGGACGCGTTCCTTGATGTCTTCAATTGGATAGAGGACACAGGCGAAACGGGCTTGGAGTTTTCTCACATTTTACCTGATGATGACTATGCAGATGCTGAATTTATGGAGTTCAATATAGGTCCAAAGTGGGCTTATATAAACAAATTCATGGGAACCGAAGTTGAAATTACTTCGGCATGGATCTCACCTAACAATTTCTTTAGAATATTAGCAGAAGACTTATCCGGATTAGATCCTGATGTTAAACTAACCATGACTTATGTGGATGAGTTTTATAATTTTGCTGGTGTTTACTGGTGGAAAGATGAAGACATAGACCTTCATGAAGAGAGTGGAGGCTGGTTTAAAATTCAACAAGATATGGTAGATGGAGACCCATCAGATTTGCCTGACTATATAACAGATGAAATTGATCGTTGGGGGGTTGAAGCATGCGATTAGAGTACAAAGACGTAGGTAAAATAGGCATCACATGTAGCACATTTGATTTCTTACACGCAGGACATGTTGTTATGTTAGAAGAAGCTAAAAGACATTGTGATTATTTAATAGCAGCTTTACAAGTAGACCCAACCATAGATAGGGAAGATAAGAGTCGTCCTATTCAGAGTATTGTAGAAAGACAAATACAGTTAGCTGGAGTAAAATTTGTAGACGATATCGTTATGTACAATACTGAAAAAGACTTAGCAGATTTATTTTTAACATTGCCTTTAGACGTAAGAATTATAGGTGAAGAGTATAGGGATAAAAACTTTACTGCAAAGGATATTTGTAAGCAAAGAGATATAGTAGTAATTTATAATAAGAGAGATCATTCGTTTAGTTCGACTGATCTTAGGAAAAGAACAGTGGACAGGTCATTGTTTCCTGGCCGTGAGGAGAGAACATGAAAACAACAGCACTACAAAGAGTGATTAACTGTTTAAAAGCAGAGAAAAGAACTTTAGATCCCAGCTTTAGAGCATATTGGAAAGACACAGCCCACACACTGGCTGCAAAAAACAATATAGATATAGCTGATGTAAAACAAAAATTGGAGATATACGATGCCTCAGCTGAAGGTCGTAGCATGCACTAATATTTGGGAGTCCAAAGGAGAGACTAAAGACTTTCCTATGTGGCAATCAGTTGGTAGCAGAGAATATATTGTAGGTAGAACCAGTAAGGAACCTACATTAAAAGACATCGGTAAAATGATAACTTCTCTTCAACACATATTAGAAGGAAGAATTACTCCCTCGGTAATTGAAGTGATATCAGGCTGGGAAGTTTATGAACAAAATAATTTGACACATAATGAGAATTTCCAATTAAAATATGGAGACGCGATTGATTTCCCCGCAGAAGACATCACAAACATCCAGGTTGAAGAGTAGATTAACAATAGGTTATACCTACTATAACGACACGGAACAATTAGAACACCTACTTGAAGTTTGGAAAGACTGGCCTTCACTTGTAGATATATTTTTAGTAGACGATGGATCTCAGATATTTCCTGCTCAGGAGATACTACACAATTGGAACAAACCTGACTATGGACCTTCATTTCAACTATGGAGAGTACCCAGAGATATAGGTTTCAATTCACATGGTTGTAGAAATTTAATAGCAAAATACGCCAGTACAGATACGATAGCCTTCCTTGATATAGATATGGAAGTGTCTACAGAAACAATAGGTAGACTAATGACAAAGGTTTACCACCCAAGATCATTTTATCAGCATGATTGTTGGATCAAAAACAAGCAAACACTCATGCCTTACCCTGGACATATGAACTCCTTTATAGTAAATAAAGAACTATTCTGGGAAGCAGGGGGTTATGATGAATCGTTTACAGGACATCATTGGGGTGACAGAGAATTTATAGAAAGAGTAAAAGAATTACCTGGAGTTGCATCCAGACATTCAGGCAACGTTATATGTTTAAATAGAATTGGAAGACACGGTGTAGTAGATCGCGATATAGAAAGAACAACTTATGTAGATGATGATCGATTTTATGTACCATTACCAGAAGAAGAGGTAAGAAAATTAAAAGGCACAGTTAAAAGGAGATTAAACTTTCCATTCGTTAAATTATTATAAATACTGTTATGAGGTTTACTGAATTTTTAATAGAACAAGCAGACGAAGACAAACTCAAACACCTAGAGCATGTCGAAGATCATGTCATTCATGCTGGTAAAAAAGGGTTTGGACATGCCTTTCACACCATTAACGATGTTCATAAAAAACTAGCCGATAAAGGTGGTAAGGATACAGATGTTACAATGAAATATGATGGCAGTCCTGCTGTTATATTTGGTGAACATCCTGAAACAAAGAAGTTTTTTGTAGCATCTAAATCAGCCTTTAATAAAAATCCTAAGATAAACTACACACCTGAAGACATAGAAAAGAACCATGGACATGCTCCAGGGCTTGTTCAGAAGTTAAGTGCAGCTTTAGATCACGCGCACAAAATCAAACCACAAGGCATATATCAAGCAGACATTATGCACGCTGGAGACGTTAACCACGATAAAAAGAATAACAGAGTAGATTTTACACCCAACACAATAACATATCACGCACCAGCAGACTCAGATCACGGCAAAGCAGCTATGAAATCTAAGTTAGGATTAGCCGTACATACACAGTACGAAGGTAAGGATATTAAGTCGTTGAAGGCAGTACATAACCCTGATATGAGCCATTTTAAGAGTCATAAAGACGTACATTTAATGAACACAACACACGACACATCTGAACATAGATACTCCTTAGAGGACAGGAAACAGGTAGATCATCACCTAGAACAGGCTGTAGCACACTTTAAAAACACACCAGACGAACATCACGACACAGTAGGCAAGCATTCTACTGCTCTAAAGACATACATTAACCACAATGTAAGAACTGGCGGAGAGCATTCTCACGAAGGATTTGTTGAACATCATTCAAATACACACCAAAAGAAAATAGATGGTGTAAAGACAGACGCAGCTAAGGCCAGACATCAGACAACAAAAGATAATACAATAGATCACATAAATAAGAATAAAGAGCACTTTGAAGGGCCGATGAATATGCACAAACATCTCCAATCGGCAAAGGATATTATAACAAAAAATTTATCGTCGAAGTCCAAGTGGGGGCATGAGATAGCAGGTGCAGAGAGTAAACCAGAAGGATTTGTTGCAATACGAAGAGGTAGAGCATCCAAATTTGTAGATAGAAGTGAATTTAGCGCAGCTAATTTTAATAAAGGATAAACATGGGTAAAGGACAGAACAGAGAACGAGGGAACAAAAACAAAAAGAAACCCTCACTAAGCATTAAAGAAAAGAAGGCCAAGAAGAAAGAGAAACGTGGAAAAACCAGATAAACATATAGTATTTTCATATGGTAGGATGAATCCACCTACTGCTGGACATAGCAAAGTCGTAGACAAAGTTAAGTCACATGCAGATAAGATAGGTGCAAATCATGCTGTGGTAGTCAGCCACAAACAACACCACAAAGATAATCCTTTACACCACGAACATAAAAAAGAGTATTTAAAACACGTGCATCCAGATGTAAATTTTGAACATTCAACAAAAGAACATCCTTCATTCTTACATCAACTAAAAAAGTTTAATCAGGAAGGACATACACACGCAACAATGGTAGTTGGTTCTGATAGAGTACATCAATTTAAAGCATTAGCTAAAAAGTATAATGGAAAGGAATACAACTATAAGAAAATACACATACTTTCAGCAGGACAACGAGACCCAGATGCTGAAGGTGTGAAAGGAATCAGTGGTACAAAAATGAGAGATCACGCCAGAAATAATGATTACAAATCATTCAAAGCAGGACTACATACTAATCACGATGATGAACAAGGTAAGAAACTATTCAAAGCAACAAGAGAAGGTATGAAACTGAATGAAGACGAAACAGGATATAAGGATTTTAAAAGGTTTTTACTAACTGAAGAATTTAAATGTTAATATTTTATAGACTATTAATATCAATGGCAACAGCTACAGTTGGCACAGCATTTGCTAGGTGGTTTTTAACAACCAGGTTAGGCAGATGGTTTCAAACAAAATTAAGTAGGTTTAACGAACACATAGCACAAAAATATGATATTGAACTCGTTAAAAAAGAAGACAAGTGGAGAAGAGATTATCCTCTACTGGCAGGAAGAATAGATTCTTTAGAGAAAAAAGTAAAGATCGGAAATTGGCGTAAAAATAATCAAAGAAATTTAGGAGCAAAAAAGGATGAGTAAAATATTCATAGGAATAATATTAGCTATGCTCTTGGCCTTTGGAGGCTATTGGTGGATGTCTGAAAGAAGAATAGAAAGACTAACAGAAAACAACGCAGCTTTAACAATAGCAGCAACAACTAATCAAGACACAATAGAACAAATGGATTTGAACAATAGAGCCTTTCAACTAGCCAACGATGAATTAAAAGTAAAGTTACAAGCATCTGAAGAATATGGAGATGCTTTAGCTGAAAAATTAAGAACACACAATTTAACAATGCTAACCCTAAGGAAACCTGGGTTAATAGAAACGAGAGTAAATAATGCAACAAGTAAGTTATTCGAAGAGTTTGAGTCTTCTACTGCTACTGTCGATCCTGAGTAGCTGTAGTTTACTACCTAAAGAAGTACAGGTACAGACTAGGTTTGTAGAACGAAACATACCTGTAATGGGTCACCCTGTAGGGGTTGATCTGTTTCCGGTACAGTTTTATGCAGTAACATCAGAAAACTTCGAGGAATTCAGAGAAAGATTTGAGAAGGATTATGGAGACTTTGTTTTCTTCGCCATTAGTGTCCCTGACTATGAAAACCTGTCCCTTAACATGGCAGAATTAAAAAGATACATAGATCAACAGAAAACTATCATTGTCTACTATGAAAAAAGTATAAATAATGAATATAAGGCACAAATTGGCGTAGAAGATGACTAACTTTAATGTTGACAAGAAAATAGGCCGAAAGAAGGCTGGCACATGGGGTAGAACCTCAGGTGGTTATTCTCCAGCAGCGGCCAAACAAAGTAAAAGGGCAGGATCTAAAGGCGCAAGAAAGGTGGCAAAACAAGAATTAAGGGTAATGGAAGGAGACAAGTATTCTCCGGAAAATATAGCCAAGCAGTCTCCTGAGTGGAAAGCAAAAGAAAAAGCTAAAACTTTAAAGAAATTAAAAAAGGTTGCACCCTGGATGGCCAAAGGATTAGAAGAAACTGTAATTAAAAAGAAAGGTGGCGGAACCATAATGGTTAAGCAGAGTTTTTTAGATTCACTTCAAAAAACACACCCTAAAGACCATGCAAGACTAATAAAAAAGATGAAGAACATGCCAAGACCAGTTAAAGAAGCTAAAGATTATAGTGATTCAAAGAAAAATCATTATAACTTATATGCAGATAAGAACGATCATCACAAAGCACACAACGAAATTCATAAAGCTGTAACACATAAGTCAGGCAATCCATCCCATATGAACAAGGCTATGGAAAAACATTCCAAACATGGTGCTACAGACACAGCTTCTAGAGAAGAAATTGTCGGCCACTTCATGAAACATCACGCAGATAAAAAAGGTAAGACGTGGCATGTTAAAGAATGGGTGGATACAGCAGGACATGGAGAAGATCCAAATGATGCGACTCCACCAGCCAAACTTACATCGTCTGAGAAGAAGAAACTTGCCGCACAAACCAAGAAATTTAAGAACATGAAAGCAGGCGAGTTTGCCAAAGCACATGGAAAGCAATGGAAGAAGATGTCTGGAAAAGAAGCAACAGAATATCTTGACATACCTGAAGGCTATATAGGTAAATTGGCTGATGGTA